GGGAGCCGCCCGAGCCGCAGGGCATATACGTCATCGGCGGCGATCCAAGCGGGGGCGGGGGCGGCGACGCTAACGACCACGCGCTTGAGGTGTTCCGCTGCTACGCCGACCGGATCGTGCAAGTCGCGGAGTTCCAATCGAACAAGCCGCTGACCTATCAGTTCGCTTGGGTCCTCTCGCATCTGTGCGGCGCCTACAAGGATCATCTCGCCAACATCGAAGTGTCGGGCGTTGGCGCGGCCGTGATCCCCGAAGTGCGCAATCTCCGCCAGCTCGCCGAGCGCGGCATTCTTCAGGGCGAGCCGGGGAGCCAAGACATTTTGAACATGATCGGTTCGGTGCGGTGGTTCCTGTACAAGCGCGCCGACACGTTGGGCGGCGCCGGCAACGTGATCGCGTGGAAAACGAACCAAGACAACAAGTCGATGGTGTATAGCTCTTTGCGTGACAGCATCATGCTTCGGCGCGTCGAGTTCCGGTCGATCCGGCTTGTCGAAGAGCTACAGGCGGTTGTCGAGGAAGAGAGCGGCTGGATTGGCGCGGGGCCGGACACGGGGATGAACGATGATCTTGTGTCGGCGACGGTTCTCGCGCATCACACGTGGACGGAATGGCGTCGCGCCGGCCTGATCGCGCGCAAACTCACGTGGGACAGCGTGAAGGGCGAGCGGCGCCCGCAAGACGCCGGGACTGTGCTCTCGTTTGCTTTTTCCGAGCACATACGCAAGATTAACCAGAAGTCGAACGTCAAGGCGAGAGCGGAGAAGTTTTGATGCAGACCATCGGGTGGGCGGTCAAGGAGTTGCAGGACGGCGAGCGCGTCGCGCGTTCCGGCTGGAACGGCAAGGGCATGTGGCTTGAATTGCAGAAGCCCGACGAGCACTCGAAAATGACGCTGCCCTACGTCTACATGAAAACCGCGCAGGGCGATCTTGTCCCGTGGCTCTGTTCGCAGACTGACTTGCTGGCGACCGATTGGGACATTGCCGAATGACGCCGGAGGCCCCGACTGTGGCAGGCTACGACCGCAAGAACGAGGACAGCTACGGCCACAAGCTCGTCGGCTTCACCTTCAACCCGAGCGGCGATCCGAAGGTGGCGAGGCTCAAGGGGCTGTTCGCCGAAATCATTGACATCTGCGCCGACCATTTGGACGGCGAGGGCGAGGAAAGCGTCGGGACTTCGATTTGGCGCGAGGCGATCTTGCGCTCGCTCGACGCGCAAATGTGGACGGTGAAAGCCGCGACGTGGCCGAAGGCGAAGTGAATGGCGCGACAGATGTTCCTCCGCACGGCGTTGACGGAGGACCGGATTACGAAGCTTGAGGAAGCCGTCAAGGAAATCAAGCGACACTTAGGGCTCAGCGATGATAGTGAGGACGTATCACTGCCCGGAGTGCAACTTCCGAACGGAGGTGACGCTGACGGCGGAGGAATGGGAGAAGCCGCCGCCGAGCTGCGAAGCGTGCGACCGGAGACAGATGGACCAAGAGTTCAAGCCGCCAGCGATAGGGGGGAGCGTCCGGTCGAGGGCGGCGGCGATCACGGAAAGCATCATCGCGAACGATTACGGGGTCGCGAACTTCCAAAGCGAACATCGTCAAGGCGGAACGCCTAAAGTCCGCTACAAGGATCAGACCGCCTCGGTTCTGCCGAGCGATTGGCAGGCGGCGGGCCACAAGGCGATGCTTGAGAGCGCCATCGCCATCGGCAAGCAAACCCGGCGACAGTTCGGCCCCGACGGGCTCGACATGCTCAAGCGCGGGATCGAGAGCGGGACGCAGACCGATTTGATCGAGGCGTCCAAGCGCAAGGCGATCAAGGTCTGGTGATGGACGACGACACAATCCCGCTTTTGAAGGCGCTTGTAGGCGAACGCGGCTTCGCGCAGCTTGAGGCGTTCGCGGAGGGGCTGAGAAAGAACCCGCCGACCGAAGCGCAGGTTCGCCGCGTTTTCGATGCGATCAAGGCGAGCAACCGAGCGCGGGGCGTCACGGACGCGGACATAGCGGCGATCAAGGAGAGATTGTTTGGCTCTCAGGATACCGAATAAGCCCGGTTTCCTTGAGCTTTGGATCAAGGAAATCATCGACGAGTGTCTTGCCAGCTCGACCGAGCGCGGCATGGTCTACACGCGGGCGAGCCAATACTACTACATGGGCTCGATGGACAGCCGGGCCGCGCTCTACAACAAGGTCGGCCCTTTCGTGGACAAGCTCGCCGGCTTCCTCATGCAACCGACCGATGTCCGCTTCCAGCTCAGCTATGACAGCAGCGAGGAAGATGACGTGCTCGAACGTTGCCAGCTCGTCGCCGAGAAATTGAGCGCCGATTTCAAGCAAACCGACGCGGACGTGAGCTTTGCGGAGGCGGTGGTTTGGAGCTTGGTCAACGGTTGCCAGATCATCAAGGTTCTGCCCGACGGCGACAGCGGCTCGTTCAAGACCGGCCACGTGCATCCGCAGAATTTCGGCGTGCTCTCAGAGACAACCCTTTCGATTGACGAGCAGGAAGCCCTCTGTCATGTGAGCTACCCGACGAAGAGCAAGCTCCGCACGATGCTTCAGGATCATCCTGACTACGAGCGGATCATGAAACAGCTCGACGACGATCCGGGGCCAGACCGTGACGAAGAAGAGCCGACATATTTCCATCAGATGGTTGTTGGAGGCCTCCAACCCCTCGGAGACGTGGGAGACGCGCCAAGCTCAGCGGCCGGGATTGTCAACGTGTTCCCCGTTCCGACCCCTTGGCGACCACAAAGGCGCTTCGCGCCCACAGTCAAACTCTGTGAAGTATGGATCAAGGACCGCGACCGGGCCGAGGATTGGACGACGATCCAAACGATCTACGGGGCCGAGCCAATTATCATTGAAGGGGATCGGACCCGACGAAACCTAAGCCGCGTTCCGGGCAAGACGCCGTTCGTCAAGGTGCAGGGCCAGCAAACGCCCGGCTATTTTTGGGGCCGCTCGATCATCGCGAGCGTGCAGATGTTGCAGGACACGCTTTCCAAGCGGCTGCGCGACATCAAGGTCATGTGGGACAGGAACGTCAATGCTCCACAAGTATTCAGCGGGTTCTCGTCCGTCACCGAGGAACAATACTACAAGATTGTCAACGAAGGAGGTTTTCTTAACGACCCAAATCCAAATGCGAAAGCGTCGAAACTACTGGACCCGCCGCCCGAAAACTACTTGGAAGAGCTTGAGTTTATTTTCAAATTGTTCGATGAGGCTAGTGGTTTCAGCCCGGTCATGTCGGGACAGGGAGAGCCGGGTGTGCGCGCTGGCGTCCATGCTCAGACCTTGGTTCGCACAAGCTCGCCCCGGCTTATCGACCAAGCCGCTCGTATCGAGCGGCAGCTTGCGGATGTCGGGTTTCTGGCGCTCCGCATCATGCAGGCGATGGACGCGCTCGTGTACACCACCGCCGACACCAAGCAAGAATTTCTCCTCAGTCAGCTCCCAAGCGGCTTCCAAGTCGCCGTTGACAGCCATTCAGCGTCACCGGCTTTTGCGGAGGATAACCGCCAAGTTGCAATCGCGCTCGCGAGAGCGGGAGCCATTGACGCCGAGGATTTGATCCACATGCTGCATCCGCCCGGCGCCGAGCTGTTGCTTGCCCGGCTGAAACAGCGGCAGAAGGCGCAGGCCAAGCAAGCCGCCGAGGACAAGAAGGAAGGGTTGATCGCGGGCGTCATGGGGATCAACACGGGCCAAGGCGGGCGCTCGCCCAAGGGCAAGGCTCGACAGGGCGCGCATTGACGGTTATTTTCCCGGCCGCTCTGTCGCTAAGCCCCTCTTAGCACCGCACACAGAGAGGCCGCCTCCGTTCGACGTGCCCCCCCAAAGCCCAATGACGGGGGCGGCCAGTGGGGAGAGACATGGCTGACGGCATAGACCCGACCCAAGATGACCCTTCACTCGGGCAAGGTGGGCCTGATCCGTCGGGAGGCGGCGGAGCGCCGCCGCCGCCAGCGACCGGCGCTCCCCCTTCGCAGGGCGGAGGCCCGCCCGGACCCGGCATGGCGGCGTTCGCGCGCTCGAGGATGGGGCCGCAAGTCTCGGCGCCCGGCCCCGGCAACATGGCCGACAGCATGAACATGATCATTCAGGCGATCAATCTCCTGAAGCAAGCGGGGATGGGGTTGCAGCCCGGCGACAAGCTGCACAGCGACGTTTACAAGACCATCCAAAACCTGTCGAAACACCTTGGCGGCGCTGGCGGGCTCGGCCCGGCCGTCGGCGTTCAGAAAACCATGCTCGGCGATCAGATGCGCCGCACCGTGCAAAACCAACTCTTGTCGCGCATCCAAGGGATGATGGGGCAAGGCGGGCAGGGCGGCGGGGCCGGCGCTCCGCCCATGCCCTCGACACCCCTTCCGGGATCGTGATAGTCATTTCCGGCCCAATTTCGGGCAGGAGAGTGTCAAATGAACCGATTGCTATTGGCCGCCGCCATCTTGGCCGCGACCGCCGCGCCAAGCGCGGCGGCGACGATCATCAACACCGACTTCTCCGCCAACGCCTCCGGGCTGACGAGTTCGCCCGGCGACGATCTGGCCATCGCCACGTCGATTGACGTGACGAATTGGGTGGCGTCGTCAGTTCCAATCCCGCTTGGCGGCTTGGCTCCGGGCGACACGGTTACGCTGACCAACCCGATCTTGACCGCGCTCGGCTCCACAATCGTCATCTCGTGGGACAGCGGCTTGTTCTCGGACACGACGCGGAGCACGGGCGTCAGCTTCGTCGGCGACACGCTCGACATCGTTGCGAGCGGCGCCCTGACGGGGCCGGGCGTGCCGACCAACAACCACGGCGTGCTCGATCTGGCCTTCACTCAGGCGGGCGGCACGGGCGAGGCGATCAGCGGTTCGGGGACGTTCGTTGACACGACGAGCGCAGTTCCCGAGCCCTCGACGTGGGCGATGTTGCTTCTCGGCTTCGGTATGTTGGGAGGGGTGGCGGCATGGCGGCGCTCGGCGGACCTCCGCCTGACGCCGTTGGGCTAATCCTAACGGGGTTGTTCTGGCTCCTGCCTGTCTTGGTAAGCCAGAGCATCCCCGCCCCATTCGAGGGACCTATGTCGTGGATCGAATGGGGGCTTGGGACCGCTGGCATTGTCGGCGGGATCGTGGTTGCAGCGAGGGACTAGGGAGGATTTTAAACATGCGAACACCGCAATTTTCAGGACGGCGAGGATCAGGGTCAGGTTCGGGCCAGCGGGTCACAATTCGCGGCACGATGCAGATGAGAAGCCCCGGCGAGGGCGGCGGCGACGATGGCGATTATGACGGCGGCGACGGCGGCGACGGCGGCGGCGAGGACGGCGATCCCGGTCCGGGCGGCACCTATCGACGGTTAGCGGTTGTCAAGGCGATCCCCTTGCAGGAGGGCGAAGAGCTGCCGACCCATTCGCCGACGCATCCGGGCAAGCTCGTGATCGTCAAGAGCGGCAAGCGTCAGGGCGCGCTCGGCTGGCTTGAGAAGGAAAGCGACATCCCGCACACGCGGGAGACACCCGGCACGGGCGGCCCCGAGGCTCAGCGCGCCGGTCATTGGGTTCCGGTCGAGCCGGAGGAAGGCGAGGACGAAGCCGAGTTCGCCTACGTTTTCCATGTGGACGAGAGTTTCGGCAAACAGGGCGCGACCCCGCAGCCGCAACCGACCGCTGGCGTGCGCCGCTAACGGCCGTTAGCCTGTCAATCTAAACGATTGACAGGCAACCCTATAGGAGGTTCATCATGGCGCAGAACCGAAGTTACGATCCCCCGATCACGACGCCTCCCGAGACGCCGCCCCGGACCATCCTCCAAGTGGACACCCAATCCGAGACTTCCGAGTGGGGCGCCATCCCCGCCGTGGTTCCGAAGCCTGAAGGCGGCGTGCCGCTGCAACCGGCGATCACGGGCAAGACCAACAATTCCTGAACGTCCGGTGAGGACGGGGCGGGCGAGCCGTGTTGAGGCTAGATGTCCCGCCCCACTCTCCGTCAACTTGAGAGCATGACATGCCGCGACAGGTGTCCGACGAGGAATACGCCTTCCTCCAAAACAAGCGGATGACCGCCGATTTCGTTGAGAGCATCTACAACGATCCGCAGCTCAACAAAGAGGCCAAGCGCCTGATCAAGCGCAAGTACCCGAACCTCGCGATCCCCGACCTCGATCTTGAGGACAAGATCGACAAGCGGCTGACCGACGAGCAAGAGGCGAAGCGGAAGGAAACGGAGACGGCGCGGACCAAGGCGGAGACCGATGCGTGGAACGCCAGCCGCGAGAAGGTGAAGAAGGATTACGGCTTCACCGACGAAGGCCTCAAGGACCTTGAGGGATGGATGCAGGATCACGCGGTCGCCGATCACGAGGTGGCCGCGAGCTACAGGGCGAGCAAGAACCCAAAGACGACAGAGCCTACGTATGACAGTCAATTCTGGCATCACGAAAAGGCCGACAACTTCAAGGAAATCGCAGCCGAGCCTGAAGCGTGGGCCAGACGGGAAATTCTAGGCGCAATCCACCGAGACGCGGAGCGCGCAAGAGGAAGGTAAAATCCCATGCCCCAACTCGGCGCCGGCATCATCCCGTCGGGTCCAATCGGTTTAGAGCTGGAGGCCACCGTTCGGCGCGTGTTCGCGCAGATGGTCGTTATCCTGATCTACAAGCAAAACCCGCTTCTGGCGTTGCTGCTCCGCAACGCCATCCGCGCGTCGGGCGGCGTGTCGCCGTACACCCAACCCGTGCAAACCGGGCAGTATGTGCAATCGAGCTGGATCGGGCCGGCCGGGCAGTTCGATCTTCCGCAGGACGTGGCCGCGACCGTCAACGCCGAGTTCAACATGTGCTGCTTGGCGACGCCGGTCAGCTCGTTGGGCTTGGAACAGCTCGTGACGCAGGACGCCATCGCGGTCGCTTCGCGTCTCATGCTCAAGCTCAACGATTTGAAGAACAGCGCCTTGCAGGCGCTTGCCGGAAGCCTGTTCGGGCCGCCGACGGCGAACGTCCTCCAAATGTACTCGTTGGCCGACGCCTACGGCACGACGACACCGTATGGCGGTTTGGCCCGGACAGGCGCGGCGGGCTATCCCGATTGGGCGGGCTTGTCGATTGCGGGCGCTGGCGACGTGCTCACGCGCGCCGCGTTCATCCCGAACCTCCTTGCTGCGGTCAAAAATTCGGGCGGCGAAGCTCTCGATTTCGTCGTCATGTCGGTCGAGGATTGGACGACGCTCCTGACCGATTTCATGGCAGTCGAGAGGTACAACAATGATCCCTCTTCGCGGTGGGGAAAGGACGATCCCGTTAATAGTGGTTTTCGCGGGTTGCTCCTTGGCGATACTCCACTATTTTTCGACCTGAATTGCCCGCAAGGGACGGCCATCGGGTTTAATTCCAAGTACATCACGCTCGTTGTCCATGAGGATGCGAACTTCGCATGGACCGGCTGGTACTCGACGATCCCGCAAGGGCAGATCGCGAGCGTCGGGTTGAGCCTCACCGCGCTCAATCTCGTCTGTTCCAAGCCATCGACGGGCGTCATCATGACCGGGATCACGGGGGGCGCCGCCTTCTGATGCTTCCGGTCTCCGCATGGCCTCCCGGCCCGCCCGGCGACCAGCTTTCGCCGTTCGGATTGCCTCGCACCATCAACATGGCCTTCCACAGGCATGGTTTCGTCTTGCCGAAGGGCGCTTGGGTTGTGCAAACCGGGGCGAACCGCGTTCTCATGTTCCGGCCCGAGGTGCAGCACTACAACCC